ATTGACAGCATTCCTCGAGAGACTATCAATTCAATAAACAATGCTGCTGGGTATCGAGCAGTTACAAAATATGGCGAAACCGGAACGATCAATTTGAGCGACTTGGAATGGCTTGGTGGACTAGCAGCGGGTGCTATTGTGGATTTAAGTTCATCAACTTTTATTGGCTGTCGTACATATCATACGTTTTTCAAGAAACTTACACCTCCCGCTAGAGCGATTCATTCTTCAGAAATCGCGGATGTTACAAATTCCGAATCCCCCACAAAATCAAAAACAACACATAGACAGTAGCAGGATACTTTACAGTCAAAAAAGCACCAACAAGTATTCCGCCATATTCCACAGCGTTTTTCCAGCTAATTTTCTTTTCCATAATAATTTCTCCTTTACTTCTTATCCTAGAATAGAAAAACAAAGAGCCGCAGATTTCTCCACGGCTCAGTGCTTTACTCCATATCTTCTCTCAACAACAGCCATCCCGCCGCAGCATACAAAAAGCTCTTGACCGAAACCGACCCATAGTAGACATTTCCCATGACCTCGCACAAGTTTCGCTTTGCCGTCTCATCCGTGCGATAAGCCGCAAAATCCACGACCCTACGTATCGCTCGGTCGATAGAGTTGTATGATTGCCCATGCCGCTTACTCAGGCTGATGAAAATATCCGTCTGGTTGATTTTCCTGCCCTTCCGAACGTACTCCATCGACTGCTCCAACGTCTCGCCAAGCAGTTCAAAGCCGGTCATTTTGTCCGGAATGCCAAGCCAAAGAAGAAATTCCCGAGTGGAATCGTTCATTCTTTCACCATACTCCCCTTCCGCGTCTTCACAAGAAAATCATACGTTTTCTGCTGCATCGTAATCACCTTCTTTCAATATAAAGCAAAAGATGCTAGCGCCAATATAGCACCTACGCACAATATTGCTTCAGTAATATCTTTCTCAAGTTTTACCCCGTAACGACTCCCGAAATAGAAGACTTGACAAGCGAACCCAATAGTGAATAAGACCTTATGCATCAGCTTTCACCATGTACTTTCTACACTTAGGTTTTCATAACGGCATTCGCTGCATGAACCAGATATGTGGTACCGTCAATCGTGATTTGCAGCTGATCGCCTTCGTAGTCAGTCCAGTTGTCCACTTTGCCTTGAACAATAGTTCCATCGGGCAACTTAATCTGTGCCCAGGAATAGGTAAATGTCGTATCAAACACCCTATAGTTTCCACAACTGCATAACCCGAGGCAGCCAACGAGCATCATCACACATGCAACGACGCAAATAATACGATTTTTCATAGTTAATCACCTCAACCAAATATCATGTAAATCAAAAGCAAGAACCATCCTGTATATCTGATGATTCTCTGTTTTTCTTTGCCGATGATCTCAGCAAAAGACATTCCGATTGCAATAGCTTGTAAAATAATGCTTGCGAGTAGCACAATTCGCATCACTTCACCATACTCCCCTTCCGCGTCTGGTCATCAGCCGGCCAGAACGTATAAATATCATCGAACACCACCGGAATCTTCTTCTGAACCTCCAGCAACAGCAGACACATCAGCTCACGCATCTGGGGATGAGCCGCCACAGGAGTACGCAGCTTGAAAATATTGCGCCACTCACGGTAGTTGGCCGTCACCACGATCTCGGTCTTCAAGCACAGCGGCAGCACACAACGGGCCTGTTCAGGACGCATACCGTTAGCGATGAGTGTCCTATAGCTTTCTTCGGCCTCGTCGCAAGCCCGATACCACGCATTATTGATTTGATAGTCTGTTTCGAGCTTTTTCATTTCCACATCAGAAGTGGCCTCCTTGATTGCGTTTTCTTTAGGCTCATCAGGAATATAAAACGGCCGAACAAACGTCAGTTCCCCGCCAAACTTCTCTTTCGAGTAGTTGCAGTACCGGGTGCTCTCCTGTGCGAAGCTCGCAATGCGGTGCCGCACCAGCTCATTGGCCACGCCACGGTCGCACGTAAACAGCACGCTCAGCTGAGAATGCTCCAGCATAGCCTCATGCCCCTGCTTCACCAGAAAGCCCACCAGTTTCTTTGCCGACTCACCATCCGGCGTGATCTTGTCCTCGCTCTTGTAGCAGACCCGGGCCACCCGCTCGATCTGCTGCAGTTCTTTGATGCCGCCCTCAGAAATATCGGTGAGGATTTCGTATTTGGGTTCAACGATTTTCATATGTTAGCAATCCTTTCTCTTTCGGGATCTCGCAAAATAGAATCCCAGTCTCTAATAAGTTTCCGTAAGCCATGATCATCTGCTATTGGGCTCATCGTTTCTTCATCATATTGCACTATGACACTGCCTGCTTTATCGCATCCAAATCCGCAATTCCGGCACTGAATCTTATACTTGATTTCCAGGCTTGTCCCAGTGGTCGCTGTTCCGTATACAGTTGGCCTCACTTTTGAATAGCATACCGGACAACATCTCATAAAAGATCCTCCCGCTTCAACTTACACTCCCAGTTCCCGCAGATGTCGCCACAGGCATATTTCTTGGCAAATTTCATACCCTTTTCAATGGCCTCCTGCTTGTCGGTTGCCCTGACTTCAAAGCTCTGATGCCCACCGCCATTGTCTGTGCAGGAAAAAATAAAGGTGTGTTTTTTCATATCATCCACCTCACAGCAGAATCCGAAACAAAATGAACCAGATCAGTTTCAGCGTAAACACAATTATCAGCAGCCATGCACAGATAGCCATGGTCAGGGCCAGCATACGTCCGAAGAATGTGCCAATCTTATCCCAAACATCATTCATCCTTATCAACCCTTTCGAGACCTGTAAAATATCCAATGCCAATATGACCACCATCGCAATAATGAATTGGGCGGAACGCCATCAGACCGGCCAGATTGTTCTTCGCATCTTCGGGATTACAGTAGGGACTCCCATCGTTAAATTCCCTCTCGCAAAATCGGCACTTGTAAGTCGGATAATAAAATGTCTTCACCCCACACACCTCCTCGCTGCATCCAAACGGCTTTCCGCAGCGTTCAACTCAAAGATAGCCGCCGTGATAAATGCCGGGTCGCAGTTCTCAAAGTGATTCCTAGCAATTTCCAATTCTTGTAGAGGGTTACAATATTTATGAATTGCGCCAATTTGAGCTTCACATTCTGGGATTCCCAACCAACGAGCCCATTCTTCTGTTGGAGATTTAATTCCGAGAAGCCATTTGATTGGTTTCGTCCAGAATATCTTGATAAACTCAACGATTTTGCGCAGCATTTCTACCCCTCCACATCTTTGTGACCTGCCGAGCCGTGAGCCAGCCCTCAACATCATCATGGCCAAGTAGCTGTGCGCCCATCACCTCGATAAGCCCCTGCTCAAAGCCATAGGAACCCCAACCCCAAATGCCATCCCAGATACGATTTCCAGCAGCATCATATGCAGTGATTTGCTCACCACCATCGTGTCGTCCGCCCGGAAGATACTCCTGACAGTTCGGTCTGTCCATCTCTGGCCAACGACGTACATAAGTATGCGGAACCTTAGCGTGCTTCAGCAGAATATCCAGCTTCTGCATCTCGGTCATGTGGTTCCAAACCCGGATTTTCCAGGTTTTCTTAGACATGTTTCTCATTTCTGCATTTCCTTTCGTCAGCCTCCATGGTCTTTGCAATTTTATGCTGAATATAAAGCACACAGCCAGCCTGACTATCACACCCGAATGAAGCCAATAGCCCAGCAATAGCATTCAAAGAGTTCAAATCCTCTTCAGCAAATATCATTTAGCGTTCACCGTTCCTCCTGATACTCTACAATTTTGGTCACTTCACTCTGAACCCGGCGTAAGAGATCACACGCACCCAAGCAACCGCATTCCCTCAATGCCTCAGCGATGTCGCCCAAACTGTCCATGTCGGTTCTTGTGAGATTAACTTGAGGAATAACTTCAATGTTCTCCTCTGCGATAAATGGGGTATAGTCCCCACAATGGCAGCATTTGATGTTCATACGTTGCATACAAGCATCTCCTTCAATGATAAAAATAAAGAGCCGCAGATTTCTCCACGGCTCAATGCCTTAATGATTAGTTCGTATTATCGTTCCATAAAATCTTTATCTACTAAGTCATATTCCACATCATGGTCATTGGAATTGCCAATAAATACCGAAAACGCCTTATCAAGGTCTGTAAAGTCACACACTGCAATTTCATTCTTGATGAATGCAGGTGAGCCAACCAAAGCCTCGCACATACGGTCACGAAATTTAGCCATTTCCTCATGATTCTTGCATTTGATGTTCAGAACAATCATAGTT